GTTTTGTAAGTAAAACTTAATTGGTTCGGTACAGAAGCAATAATAAAAGAACCGTTATATGCCGATTGGTCAGCACCACTTACAATAATCGTTGTGTTCTTGGTTAAATTGTGTGGAAGCTTCGTTGTTACAGTAACAGTAGAACCACTTGATGTTAAAACAGGTTGTTGAATCTGTGGCTTTAAAATTGTTCCTGTAGAAAACTGAATACCTTTACCTGATTGATAACGGAAATAACGTCTTGTCTGACGTTGTAATGTGGCATTCGGGACGGCTGCTCCTGCCGTAAAGTTTACTGAACCATCATATGCGTGTGTATCAACCCAACCTGCTTGTCTTGCATAAATGTTTGCTTGACCTGCTGTATAAGTTACAGCACTTCCTGAAGGTAATGTAAACACATAATAAGTAAACGAGTTAGCTGTTGGTACGCTAGTTACGATAAACGAACCATTCGGTGGGTTTGTAGCCGTTCCTAAACCTGTTACATAGATTAAAGAACCTTGTGATAATCCATGTGGATACGCTGTTGTTACGCTAACCAATAAAGGTTGAGCTGTTAATCCTGATAATGTTCCTGAAGTAGAGCCTACTGTATTTGTACCTGCAAAAGCACCTGCTAATGTAGTTGCTAAAGTTACTTGAGTATTAGTCGGTGTAGTTGCACTTGATACATAATAAGTTGTACCTGTTGTGTAACCTGTAATAGCACCTGAACCACCTGCTGTACCTGTGATGGTAATTGGAACACCCACATATAATCCAGCCGTTGCAGGGATTGTAATCAAACCTGCACCATTAATTGCTGAAGGTGTTACAGTCGCTACGTTAGTAATATTACCTGTGCCTGATAATGCAATCGCTTGGTTGCTATAAAAATAACCTTGATATACATAAGTAGAAGTAGCTGACCAACAAGTTGCTGTTGACACAGGTTGTGCATATTGAACAGTCATTGATGTTCCTGCACTTACACCTAATGAATAGCCCCAACCATTACAGTTAGGGTCAATAGCGTCTTCAATAAATATAGGTGTACCTGCTGCGATAGTTTGATTTGAACTAAATGTCAAAACAACTTGATAAATATTAGATTGATTACCTGCAATCGCCGTGACAGGCAATGATGCATTCACCAAATAATAAATACCTGCACGATTGTTTTGTAATGCCGTTTGTTCCCACTTGCTTGCTTGCTGACCATATTCAAAGTCAGTATCAATTAAAGATTGTGGTGTGGAAACTCTTAACTTATCAACAGGGTCAAACGCTGTTGACCGTTGTGATGTTTGAATTCTTGCGTTATTGTCATTATTGGACGTTGGTCCATTGTAAACTACTATTTGACCCATGTTACTCTCCTAGAGGGTTGTACTATACTTAAATGATAAAACTAGGAGGAGAGGGGTTTCCCCCTCGCCCAATTAATAATTACACTTACCACCTTTTTTGTGATGCGTGGAAATCTTGCTCTTGGCATGACCACCGTGCTTCATTGGGTGTGCTGTAATCGACTCATGACCGTGATGTTGTTTAGACGGTGCATGGTGTTTCATGTGCGTATGACCTGCATCATGATGTCCATACGTTGTGTGATGCATCACATGACCTTCTACATGACCACCTTTTTTGAAGTTAGACTTAGGAATTACTTCACCTGTCTTGCCTGCTTTGGTGTGCTTCTTACTACCGTCTTGCATATTGTCTAAATGCTTGTTTGCTACGCTTTCGGATACTGTTCCACCCTTAGCAAACTTATGCATCTTGCCACCACGCTTGTAGCCTTCCAACTCAATGCCACCTGTCTTAGAGTGCATTTTTGTATGCTTAGGCGTATGGTTCACTTTGTCTTGCACATTGACTTTAGGCTTTAATGTACCAATGGTTTGGGCTTTATCGCCTTTAGCTGCCAATCCACCTGTGGCTTTATGATGCATCTTGCCACCGTGTTTTAAATGTGCTCCACCTTCGGTAACCATTGGCATGGTACCACCTTCAGCTTTACACATTTTTGCCATTTCTTTATGGTGCTCGTGCATCTTCCTGTGATGTGTTGAACCACCTTCAGCGTGTTTTTGTGCATGATGCTTAGCCATATGCATATGATGCTTGTGTGAACCAACGGGGTGACCTGAAATATGATGAGCCTTACCACCATGTTTAAAGCCTGAACCTTCTACGCCTGCACCTGTTTTACCCTTGTGGTGTGGCATACCTTCGTCTAAAAGACCACCAATCATCGGTTCATACATCTTAGGCTTTCCACCTTTTTTAAGACCATGATGAGCTTTATGTGCAGGTTGATGCTCATGAGATTTTAACTCATGCTCAATCTTGTGCATTTCTTTCATCTCAGCACGGTGTTCAGCACCACCTTCGGCTTTGCCACCATGCTTGCGAGTTAACAAAGCAGGTTGCATTGCCATTGCACGTCTACGAGGCATAACAGGTAATCCACCCATCGCTTTATGAGCACGACCGCCCTTTTTCATGCCTTCATGTGCTAATCTATCTACTGAATGCTCAGTAGTAGCTTCTTTAGGCTCACGATGGAACTTTTCAGATGCTATCTTTGCTGTTATCTTATTTGCCATTTAGTTTCTCCTATTAGGCTTGTGTAATGCCAAGAAGACCTGTCGTTGTAGACTGAGGACCTACTTGGATTGCTGTTAGACCTAACTCTAATACTACACGAGCTAGACCATTTAATGTACCTGCAGGAGTATATGTACCTCTTACATCAGGGGTAACCGATGAAGAAGTAAACTGAGGTACTAAATTCATACCACTTGTGATGGTTGTACCACCTGTGTTCACGAACACACCTGCTAGGTAGTTAGCTTGGGTAGTAGATAACTTACCTGTTGTACTGTTAATCTTAGTCCACCAATATGTTGTATTTAAAGATACACCTGTTAATGTACCTAATGAACCTGTTAACTGAATTAATGTTCCACTTTCAGGAGAATAACCTACAGTAATCACACCAGGGGATGCTGATGTAAAGTTGGTGATTGATTGCGTTGCATAGTTTGTTGTGTTGCTATAGTAACCATTTAACAATGTTCCTGAATCAGAAGATAAAGAACCTGAGAACTTGTTACTTAGAACATAACCTGCATCATTAATACGACATGGCAAACCTAATACGTTTGAGTTACCAATTGATAATGCACCACCTGCAGCTACCCATGAAGCTGAAGCAATTTGGAAGAATGCTTTACGTCCGTTTACAGCAGTAGATGCTGATGTGCTTGAAAGAATAATTTCAGTCATTGGCTGACCATAATAATCCCAACCTGACACAGTTACCTGAACAGATGTTAATGTATTAGCAAATGTTAAACCTGTGTTAGTTCCTGAAGCCACAGTAGTTACTGTACCACCTGATGTTGTGACTAATGTGAAGGTTGTTGTTCCGTTTGTTGCTGAAATTAAATATGTACCTGCAGCGAGACCTGATGTACCTGAGTTTGTACCTGTTACAGTAACTGTTTGACCAACAGCTAAACCAACTAATGGTGTAGTTGCAACAGAGAATGAACCTGTTGTGTTTGATGCTGTAATATTTGCTGTTACAAATGTCGCAGCAGTAAATGCACCTGTGTTCACACTAACAGCACGAGGATAATCAAGCTGAGCTACTGTTGTACCGTCTGTACGAATTGTATTGGTCACCCCGTTTGTAGCTGATGTAGCTGCTAAAGATGAACCACTATATGTTGTTGCTGTAGTAGCTGAAGCAGGAGATGATGCAGCTAATATACCTGCTGTATTAACAGTAACAGGAGTTGTATCAAAAAGATAAACACGACCCATTGGACCAAAGCCAAGGGACATCGGAGCAGGGTTACCCAACGCACTAGTGGTATTCGTACCAACATAAGACGGGGCACTTCCTAAAAATAAATCATCGCTAAATTGTGGCATAGTCTTTCTCCATGAAAAGTTGACTAGTTAAAAAGAGGGGGCTATTACACCCCCTTAATACATTAAGCTCCTGGTGTTCCATAAGCACAACGTGGGTCGGTAAATCCGACTTGGTAACGCTCGGTAGCCTTATAACGCATAGAGTCAGTCTCGAAGTCGCCTTCCATAGTCTTCTCTAAGTTACGACGCATCAAAATCTTTAAACCTTCAGGAGCGTCAGTCTGAATCCACCAGTTAGTAGCCGAAGTTAAACGAGTAATAACAGATGCACCTTCAGGTAACAATCCAATAGATTTAATTGGGTTGATGTCGTTGTTAGCTGTACCTGTTCTTAGTACAGATTTCAACAATACTTCAGCTTGGAATACGTTACCAGGGGCAACGATAAGCTTGAGTGGTTGCAAGCGGATACGTTTACCATTGTTGTCAACAGCTTGACGTACTTGAATCAACATCTGTTCGAGAGATGTTTGTGATAAAGCAGCTGCTGTTGCTAACTGATTACTAAATGTACCTGTTGCGATAGGGTGTGCTGTGTTAATCAAAGATACACCGTCACCACCAACATATGAAGAGTTAAATGCACGGTTCAATACGTTAGCACATAACAATTCCTTAGTTTCCACTAAAGATTGAGCTAAGTGCTTAGCATACACTTGACCTAAACGGATATGGTCACCGTCTTCAACTAAAACTCTAGTTAAAGCAAATGCCAAACCGAATACTTGGTAAACGTAACGCTGTAAGAACAATACACCACCTTGTTGATAAGTAACAGGTGAGCCGTCAGGTAACTGAGGAGCTGCACCGAAACCATACAACACAGGTTCTTCATGGTAGTTTCTTGGAATACCAGCTTGTTCACGGAATACTGTTGACCATTCGTCTGCACGTTGGTCGTATACACCGTCGAAGGATTCGTTCAATATAGGTTCTACGATTGAACGGAAGTCCGTACTTCTCATTGGGGCTGCCATAATTTATTCTCCTATATTAAACTTGGGCTACATATTGACCGTAGAAGTTGGTGTTAGTGAGTTGTACACGAACTACTGTGTATGCATCACCCCACGCATTATCTACTTGTTGAGCTAAATCTACTACACGCATTTGGGCTTGTTGACCGTTTGTTACGGCTGTAGAAGCACCTAATGTTGCTTGGGAAATACCAACTGTAGTAGAACCTGCAGTAATGTTAGTGAAATAATACTCACCACCAATACTTGTTTGAGCCATAGAACCGTCAGCTTGAATATCATAAACGATGTTGAGGTCATTATAGAAATAAGCGTTGGTAATAGAGCCTGATTGAACAGTAGTACCTGCAGGCCAATAGTTAGAAACTCTACGACGACCTGTTGTGTCGGTGAATTCGCAACCTTGGAAAGAACCTGCTACAGCATACTGTTGTGATGTAGATGTACCTGTTGTTGTTTGAGCAGCGATAATAGTTCCGTTAGCTGAACCTGTAGAACCCACGTTAGCAGCACTAACGTAAGCAACAGGTTGCTGTTTGAAAATATTAGCGTTGTAACCTGATGTAATACCGTTTTGTAAACATTGTGCTCTTTCTAAACCCGTTGGGAAGAAAGAAGGACGTAAACCAAACGGAGCAGATGTAGACGACATATATTACTCCTTAATAAATTGCGTTAATAAAAAATTTTGGTTTGTTTCGCTTTATTCAAAGCTATGTAAGCAAAATCGCAATTGACGCAATTTTTAATGAGTTAATACTAATTCTATCTTAATTAAAAGACAGGTGCTTCTCTTGTTAAATCAAAATGCATTCCATCGCCTTCAACTTGACCCAATGCTCTACCATTGGAATCTCTTGCGTTAAGAAGTTGGTCTTGTTGTACTTTGATTTTTTCCTGTTCATCCATCGGTGCATAATGGTGTACTTCAGCCATATACGCTTGATAAATCTCTTCAGGTATCTTATACAACACCATCTCATTAACAGAGATAAAACCTTCCATCTCGCCTGACTTAACCTTATAGTGCTCGAAGCCTGGAACTTCTTCGGCTTTCACAGGCACATATCCGATTTGCATACGTCTGTGGATTGGGTCATATTGATTGGTTGTGGATAACCAACAGCTATGAAATCCTGGAATCTCAGGAGCTGTCGGTAAAGACTGTTGTAAAAATTCATCACGGAACATACGACGTTGTTCTTGTGAGAGTGCAAAGTTTTTCTCAGGTGCTTCACGAGAAGTATCTCCGATAGCACGAGATTCACGACCTACATTGGTATTACGTTTTAAACGATTGTCCATATTATCCTCTTACCTTGTTCTGTTTGTCCCATTCACGGAAACGATTAATCATCTTCATCTTTGCTTCAGGATTATTCCAAACTCCTGCCTCTTTTAAAGCAGCTACTCTTTCAGGACTTAATTCATATACATTGCCTTTAGGAATAGCGTTTGACTCTCTTCCTGAGCTTGTGACTACAGAACGTGGTCTTCGCACATTTTCCCCATTATAACTCTTATTTTTAATTTCAGGCAATCTTTTTTCAGCTCTATATGATAATTCATCCCAATATTCTTGCGTAGTTGGGTCAAATCCTTCTTTAGTTAATTGTTTATCAATCAACTGAGTGATTTGTGATGCTTCATCTTCGCCTCTAGGGTCATACCAAGGATTTTCATCCATCCAATCAGCTACCATACGTTGAACTACAGGGTCAGGCACATTAATATTTTGTTTAGGCTGAACAGATTGTTGCGTGGCTTGTCTTTTAAGATTAGCCAATGCTTCCATCTTTTGTTTAGCCTCATACAACATCTCTTGGGCTTGAATTGCTGATTGTCCATCGCTTTGACTTACAGCTTCTTGTAACTTCATCTTAGCGTATTCAACTTGTACGCCTGCATCTTCAATTGCTTTATCAACTCTCGCTAATTCAGCACCTGAAGTTTTCTTTTCAATGACAGCCAAGCGTTCAGCCAACATTTCATTTTGCTTTTTAAGGGCACTAATGAGCGAGCTTGATTCTCTTGTCTTTTCACGATGTATTTGTTTCTTTAAGCGTCGCTCTTCACGACGTGCTTCCCTAATAGCCTCACGTTCAGGGTCTACTTCAGGTTTAGCATCTTCAAAGTCATCATCTTGTCTAAACTCTGACTTTTCTTCTACCTGTGGATTTTCTTCTCCTTCAGGTAAAACTACGCTTGCTGAACCATCTTCTGACTCAGCAATTTGCATTTCCATTTTTTCTGTTGGTGTCATAATCAATCCTTAAATAAATGCTTTAATTTCACGAGGGTCACCTGTTACTTTGCCAATTAATTCATGGTCATTAAAGAAAGTAAATAAAACCCTTCCCTCAATACCTTTTTCATCAACAAATTCGATTTCCCATCTATCACCACCCCATTTAGGGACTCGCACAAAGTCACCTACTTGAGCCCAAGCACCTTCCGGCCATGGTTCAGAATTATCACGATTTTTAAAAGCAATTGGACCTATGGCTATGACTTTACCAATTTGTGTATTCCATTTTTCGGTCTCTTTGGTTTCTTCAGGGATATAAATACCACTTTCAGTTACCTTTTCTTTTACTGCTCTTAATTGAACCAATACTCTCGCCCCATACGGAGACATCAAAGGGTCAATTGTTGGGAACGCTTCTTCAAGCGTCTGTTCTTTATCTAATACACTCATTCACTATCCTTTTCTTCTAAAAGATTATTCAAAATTCCAACAGCTTCTTCCAAGCCTTGGTATATACCTACATATCTTTGGTAACTTTCAAAATTTACAAAATTCCCATTTACCATCGATTCTTTTATCTCCTCTTGCTTTATCTTCAAAGCGTGGAGAAAACCATTAACAATATCCATTAATAGTTCTTTTTAACCTTGCCACCCTTTTTATGAGTAGCGATAGAATGAACTTTAGGCTCTAAGTATGGTTGTTTGTTAGAGCTATCCAAAATTAAAGTCTGTACATCTTTTTCTTTATGTGCTCCGATATGACCGTGGTCATTCCATTGTTTAACGTCATAGTCTTCCGTTGAATACTTACCTGATTTGGTAGAATTCTTAGGTTTAACTGTGCCACCATTAGCGTATTTAGAAACCTTGCCACCTTTTTTAAGATGATTGGCTTCACTTTCGCCACCCATTGCAATGCGTTTATGCATATTAATTAATTCAGACATTTCCTTCTCCTTGTGGTTGTTCAGGTTGTTGTTGCTGTTCAGCTTGAACTCCCTGTTGTTGGATTGCTTGTTGCTGTGCTTGTGCTTCTTGTTGTTGCATTTCTTGCAAATGCTGTAAATTTTGTTGTTGAACTTGTGCTTGTTGTTCAGATTGTGCTTGTTGAGCCTCAAATTGCTTCTCTAATGTCATAACATTTGCGTTATGCGTTAACTTGGCATCTTCAATTTGTTGTTGAGAGATAATCGATTGTTCTTTAGCCTTAGCATCAAGTTCTTGTTTCTGTGCATCTAAAGATAACTTAGCCTTATCATAAGCTGCCTTACGGTTTGTCTCAGCCATTTGTGTATCTGTCAACGCTTTAACCTGAGCCATAATGTTAGGGTCAGTCGGCTGTTGATTCTGTTGAGACATTTTCTGTAAAGTCTGTAACATCTGTTGAATAGCTGGCATAACTTGTTGTGCCAATACCCTTTGTGCGTCTTGATTAACGTGCTGACCCACTACTTGTAACATTTGTTGAGCCTCATAAGGTATTGCACCAACCTTAAATGCTTCAAATGGTCTTCCAAGTGATATAGAAGCAATCGTATCAGTATGTTGTAAATACCATAAGACTAAGTGTTGCTTAATATGTTCTAAGCAAGCAGGTATAAATGTCGGTGCTACAAGTGGATTAGAGCCAAATACAGGGTCAAGAGCATATTGAATGTGGTCTAGGATATGTGCTAGGTGGTTCTGAGAAACAAACGCTCCTACAGGCTTTCCTAGCGTCATAGACATATTCTCTAAAGCTGAATTCATCTCTTTAATTTCTTGAGGGTCAGGCAAAATCTCGTTAATATCAGGGATTTTTATCTGTTTCATAATCCTTTTTTCTACTGCTAGACGGTTATATAAGTCAGGATTTGCTTGAGCTCTTTGTGCTAATGCTTGAATTTGTGCATAACGCTGTGATTCAGCAAAAATATGAGGGTCAGATACAGGAATAACGTCAGAATTCGTCTTAAAGTCGTCTCTATGTATCTCTAAATCAGCAACAATCTCACCTTTACGTTGTTCATCTAAATACCAACGATTTAAACGAGCTAAAATCTTTAATACACGCTTCTGAGAATCATGTAAACGTGCATGAATCGAACTAAATACAGCCGCACCTTGCTCAATTAACGCTTGTGTAGTGCCAACAGGGGCTTGAGAGTTTACATCAGCAATCTTTTCTTCAGCCGTTGTTACAACGCCCTTAGCTGCACTATCTAACCACCCTAATAAAGCAAATAAAACTTGATTTGGTGGGTTAAATGGCACAGGCATTGCTATTTTTCTGATGTCATCGACCCCTGGTGCTCCTTCGATTTCAGTAACTTGTGTAACATCGATGTTTTGGGATTGCCCTGAAATTTTACCCCCCTTAAGCTTAAGCATGGTCGGTGCGTTATTGATGTGAGCAGAATCCAATAAAGCACGGAGAGCACCAGTAAGGGCAGCACTAAGACCCCCAATAAGATGAGGCAAACCGATAGCATAAGCACCCCTCCAAGGAATAAACTTAAATTCAACAATCCAATCCAATTTAGTCATCGTCTCATCGCCATCTTCCCAATTGCGATAAAGTCCAATAACAGCCTTTTCACTTTCATCAATCATTAGTATGTAAGGAGCTCTTTCACCCTTACTAAACTTATCTTCTTCTAACTCTAACCATGTATACACATGATATACACGCCTAATTCCATCAATGTTTTTAGATTCATTACGCTTACCTTCAACTTTATTGCTTGCTTTTTCTGACTTAGACTCATCAGGTTCAGCCGATACACGATAAGTATTGATGTCTTTATATAAACCTTGCGATACTCTTAAATCATATTCTTCTTGTGTTATGTCTTGTACTTCTGTAACTCGCATTGCCGTATAAAAGTTAACGGCTGAAAACGGTAAATAGATATTATCAATTGGCACAAACTCAGTACATGGGCGACGCTTGTAATCTTCATACCACATCTTTAAATACTGAGAGCCACCTAAAGGTAACTGAGTGAGCATTTGCTCTTGCTCATCTCTATACTCTTCAATCTGTTCCGTAAGTTGCCAATTCATGTAATCACGTTTACGGTCAGCTTTGGCTGTTTTCTCTTCGGTTACTTCTCCGATAATCTTGCTTCTAACAGGTCCATCAGGTGGAAATAATTCTTTGATTGCTCTTGCAGCGAAGTCGACGCAAGACTCTGCCATGACAGGGTGAACAACCTTTGAAGCTCCCATGAACTGAGCTCCTCCTGGAGCGTCATCTCCAAGACCTGTCCTTCTGATTCCTTCTTCATATTTCTTGTCTCTGTCCTCACGGGCTTCTTTATCCTTATCAATTAAATCTACATACTTCATTGCAACCATGTCTAAATCGTAATCATCAATAGACTCGGCTAAGTTTTCATAAAAGTCAGGACTCTCTTCAGGAGTCTTTAACTTATCTAAGTGCACAATTGCTGAACCATCTTCTTGCTCTTCTACTGCGTCTTCTGTTAATTCGTCTTCAAATTCAAAGATAGATGCATCTTCTTGCATTGGCTCGTCATTAGGATTGTAATCCTGTGGTATTGGGTATTCGGGCATTATCTTTTCCTCGCTAAGGCTAATCTCATTTCATCAAAAGAAATTACGCCACCTTTTTTCTTAAATAATTCTAATTGTGTACTTGGTATTTTGCTTCCACCTACATCAGTTGGTCTTAATCCAACAGTAGGCTTAGATTGTCTTACTTGATACTCAGCGTTGACTTGTTCTTGTGTAACAGGTTTTACTTCTGTTAAGCTTTCATATGGACGAAATGCTCTCAATTCTTCTGAGCGTTTTGCCATACCACTAAGTTCATCTTCAATTTTTTTCTTGGCAATAATTTCTTTCATCTTGGCTAATTCTGTTTCCATAACAGAACCACCTTCGGCAAATGATTTTCTATATCCAATATCAACACGAGGATTCATGCCACCAATAGGTTTATTAATTCGTGCATAAAATCCTGATGGATGTTCATAACCCACATCAACCCCTGCAATTTTATTAATACGACCTTGTGGCGTATCTACAGAAATTCCTGTAGCACCTAACCCTAATCTGTTGTTATCAAAGTTAACATTGTGCCCTATATGCCCCATATACATATTTGGTGGAGGTAATCTTGAACCTTCAGGAATATTAGGATTTTGAGGCATTTCCGAACCACCAACAAGTGAAAACGGTGAAGTTGATGGCTCACCATCGTATTGTTTTTCTTCATGCAATTCTCGATTGGCACGTTCAACGATACCACCATCAGCAAGTTTTACTACGCCACCGTCTTTATAAGGTAAGCCACCTTTAATCTTGGCTTTTGCTTCTTCAGATGGTTCGTAGTAATATACTTTTTTGCTTTTACCCTTCATTTCTTTAATTTGGGTATCTTTAGGAATCAAACCACTAATCTTTAAACCTTCTATATTTCTTTTTGCATCCCTTAATGTTTCAAATTCTTTATAATGAACCAAATCACCATTTTCATCTACTAAACTAAATACCAATGGGGATGTTTCTATTTCCGTTTCACCAACACGCCCACCATATTGCTTAGCAAACTTCTTTAAGTAGGAAGGATAGATTTCATCATAATACTTACGCATTCCTTCGCCACCAACTTTAAGGTCAAGCCCTTCAAATTGTTTTACATCATCTAAATATGGATGTGGAGCTCCTTCATTATCGATGATTTTTTTTGCCAAATCTTTGCCAACATGGTCGGATAATTCTGATTGTGCTAATTGTTTCTGAAATACTTCATTGCCATGAAGGTCTTTAGCAGATACTTGAAAATAAGGTTCATCTAAATTATTTTTATATAAAGGGTCATTTAATGGTTTGTATTTAATGTTGCTGATTTGTTTACTTAAATCATATCTATCCGCCAATGTATCGCCTGTAGGCAAATATAATCTATCATCGCCTCGTTCTACGGCGTGTTGAATTGCTTTCTTTAAACCAAGTTCATGCCAATTGTTTTTGTATGGTGCGTCAGGAACTTGTAAAGCTTTTTGTAAATAATTGTCATGAAAATCTTTTTCTAATTCTTTGCTTGCTCCATGTTTTTCTAAATCAAGTAAATTAACATCTTCAATATTTTTATTAATTCCTAAATCTTTAATTTGTTGTGCAATTTTTTGTTTTCTAGCATTATCAGAATAGCCTCTTTCTTTACCTTTCTGATGCCAATCGGATTGCAACTCATCAAGCAATGTTCCTTTTTTACCTTCGACATCTTTACGGTCATCCATACGCATATTAATCATCGTATTAGGATTTTCAGGAAAATGACTTTCCGTGAATGGCGTTCCTTTTGCTATAATAGCCAACTCGTGGCGTTGCTCCATAGGCAAAGACTCAAAGTTCTTAGCACCCAAACGTCTAGCCATATCGTCTAACAATTGACCTTGAGTAATATTCTTTTCTGGTATCTGTATCAACATCTCACGATAGTTATTTCCTGAATCTTTATTAAAAGGAGTTCGCCATTGCTCAGGATGTTTGTATTCATCAGGATATACTTCCTTCATTTGAATACGATTACGTTCAGCAAATCCTTGCACGTCTTCTTTAGTTAACTTGTTATTGTTCTTTAAAAACTCACCCATGCCTGTTGCTTCAAACTCATGAGGCTTCACTCCTAACTTCATTAAGTCATTCATGAAAGCTTGACCATTGCCTTGCTTACGCTGTAAGTTCTGTGACTCTTTCTCTAGCTTTGAATAGAAGCCAAAGTCGTCTTTAGGGCTAAATGCTTTCGGACTCACATCCTGAATACTCATCCCTACAGGCATACCTTTGGTCGCTTTAACTCCCTTTACCATTGTATAGGGGTCAAGAATACCTCCAACAACATTTTCACCAAGTTTTGTTGCAACATTGTCAGCATAATCTTGCAATATAGGAACTTGTTTGGCTTTATTCAGAATATCCTCAGATGTTGGCATATTGGTTTGTGGGCTAACTGTATCAGGGCTTACATAATTAATTGCTTGTCTACCCAATGACTCTATATTACCTGGCGTTCCCAATATCGAAGCCCCTGTACCTACAGCTGCCGAACCAAGCATATTGCCCAATCCTTGCATTGCACCTGTGAATGTTTCTAATGGAGTTCCCTGAACAGGTTGACCTGCCCTATTTCTAGCAACAGCCAATCTCATTTCATCTTTGCTTGGCGTGTCTGTTTGAAACGGTGTAAAACCTGCATATTGACTTGCATCGCTTGGACTCATGCCCATGCCTATCAGCTTTTCATATTGTTGTGTAGGAGTTAATTGCCCACTTTCAACCGTAATCTGATTTGGCATAAATCGACCCTAAAGATGTTTTCCTCGATTATAATCTTTTTTGTGGAAGTTTGTATATAGTTTCTAAAGTTTTCATACAAATCTCATAAGCATCAACCTCAGCCTTATCTTGGCACTTCTGTGAGCAATAACCTTTTACTCTGACATCAATGAACTTGACGGGCTGAAATAATAGCCCACATTGGCATTTTTTATACTTAAAGTTATATTGCATACGGATTTACCCTCTTAGGTTTAGTTTCATCAACATATAAGTCGCTATCATCAGGAATATAATCTACAGTTAAGAATCCCATATCTCTCAGAATTCTTAAAGCCTGCGTCATCGAATCAACATAATCATCATTCCTTACTTCAGGGAACGCACATATCTGATTTAAGAAAGGTTCTATCCAACTCTTGACCTGATTCTTATTCGTGTCGCTCTCAGGAAGGTATACAAGACCCTTTGCAATAATAGGGCTTACTAGATTAAGCCTAGCTGTTTTATCAGCACGACCAGGGTTATATCCCCTTACATGAAGTCCTGCCCTTTGTAAATCCTGTATTAAAGAAATGCCTGCACTTTTATCCTCTACAAGTATTAAGTCTACTTTCTTACCACTTGACCATTCATCCGAGTCACCATATATGCTTGTAGCCTCATCGAGAACTCTAGGGCGTAAATCAGGGTATTGCATATGCTCAGACCAACAATCTATCAACATAACACTCATAGGCTTGTCAGTAGGCTTAAATACACCCCATACAGTACAAGCTGTTGGGTCATTAGCTGTCTTATCGCTCGTGGCTACATCATATGATTGGATGATATACTCAAACTTAGGAAGAGGCTTACTGTTATCCCACAACCTAAACATATTTCTTTTAATGATTCCACTCTCTTCAGGGTCAATAATCTCAGCGTTAATCTCTTGGCGACCAATGCTTGTTCCCTCATACTGTAGAATCTGATTCTTAAATGTAGGGGCTAAGTTAGCCAAGTTATCATAGGTTGTCGCTTTGGTAACAATCACATCTTCGCCATCTCTATTTGCTAAGTCAATAATCAATGGTTTTGGCTTTGGTGTTGTCGTACAGATAAGGATAGGTCGTTCACCTAATCGCATACCAAATTGAATCATATCCCACGCTTCATCGAGGTAATCCCACGCTGCTAACTCATCTAACCATCCACCATGGAACTGTGGACCTCGAAAACGGTCAGGCTCAGATGCAGGGATTCCTTTAATAATACTATCGTTAGTTAATGTAATCTCATTGTCGCCAATGTTATGTTTAGCAATAATCGAGCGTGGCATAACATTAATCAATCCACTCTCTCCCATAAAGCACACATCTTTTACATCAGCAAATGTAGGGGCTGATACTAACCATCTTGTCTTTGGTTGTTCCCATGCTAGTCTCCATATGTTCTCAGATGCCGTTCTTGTCTTACCTGCTCCACGACCTGCTAAAAATAACCATATGTTCCACCAATTGCCTTCAGGCATTATCTGATAGTCATGTCTAGTCAAATACCAATTAATCTTAGTAAGCTCTACCTCAGCCGTTACAACGTCTACTTCTTCAGCTAACTTCTTAGCCTCTTCAAGTAGGTTGCTCAGATTGTCTGATTTTTTCAATTGTTTTACTAATACGCTCTAATGCACCACTCAATACCTCAGTCTTTACATCGAGGTTTCCTGACATCTCTATCGCTTGGTGAGGTCTTCCATCTAATCTATCAAACAGTATATTAATAGCGTTTAGGTTGCCTTTCTCGGCTTCCTCAAACAATACTGTTGCTACTTTATGGAGTCTTTCAGGCTCTTGAACTGTTATGCGTCTTAGCACGGCAGCGAATGCCCCTCTGACCTGTTGTGGGTATTCTTCGTTCAATGCTCTTGTTATAGTTTTCTTGTGTGCCATATTCTCATATAACCTTATGTTTCCAATAGTTTTTATCAACTATTTTTCATAAGTCTGATTATACAACAAAAAAGGGACTTTGTGTCCCCTTTTATTAAAATCTATATGCCATCGCATATCCTTCAACCATTCTACTGATTTTAAATTTCATTAATGCATCATAACAATTAACATCAAAACCAACTACTGTAACATTTTTATTGCTTACAAATACTTTTTCGTCACCAATTTTAATGCCAACATTTTGTGCATCCTTATCATAATGAGGTGCATATCTATCAACACCTACCCAAAATACTTCCCCTTGTAAGCCATTTAAAAGGGCTTTCTTACCACGCTTAAAGCCATGAATTACAACTGTCTTGCCTTTGTCAGCAAGTTTAGCAATTTCTCGCTCTTGCTTGGCTATGTAATCCTGTCTGACTTTTTGTTTAAAAGATTCGGCTAATGCACGAATTTCAGGAGTTGCATCAATATGGCAACCAAAAGAACCACCACCACGAGTTGTACCATATTGAATAGAATTAACACATTGATTTTCAACATCCCAAACAACAGCAAAAAAATCGCTGTCATGGTAGCCATTGTTTTCATACTCAGCTAATACACAACCCTTGTAAGACTCTACACCATCACGAAATATACTCATTTTAAATCTCCTAAAAAACCGTCCTATACGGTATAAGTAATACTTTACTCGACTAAATTACTAATTGCAACACTTTTTTTATGAATCTTTTATGACAATCTACGGATAGTTGTATAGTGCTCAGAAGCTGATTCACCTATCTCTAATGCATCCACCCTCTCTTTAAAAAAGGTGGAATACTTCGTCCAATTGACTTCAGGGTCAACAGAGCTTTGTAAAAGGTTCTCATCCTTGTCATAGTATTCAACTTTGTACTTGGGATTCATTCTTTATACTCCCCTCCGTACTCCAACAAAAAACGCTTGCTATTAACAAACATAGCGTTGTCACGAAGGCAATCTTTAACTGTGTAGTATTCAGCAGGTGAGTTGTATATTTCGTTGCCAAATTCATCAAAGTAGTCTACATAAATGAAAGGTATATCATCTTTATTGGATACATCATTAGTAATAGCTAATGCAATGTCGTTAAGGTCAAAATCGTATGACTCTGCTACGTTTTCCCAAGAATTCTTATGTGATACTGTTTCATCTTGGTGTGGAAGATTTGCTTCTTTAGCTATTGCTAAGCACTCTTTAAAACTTTCTTTCCATGAATTCATTTGCTTCTCCTAAAAAGTTATCTAAAAATTGGGGGTTTCCCCCCTTGTTATTAATAATTAGAACCTAACCAAAAACAACCAGAATCTTCCCAAGCACCCTCTGCTTTAGCCATAGCTTCATTAGCAACAGCATCGTGATAATATAATTCTTGTATAGCCTCATAAGACATACCAGGATGAGCATCAAAATCGGCTTGTGTTAAATTAAAATCTTGTGGTGACATTTTATTTCTCCTAAAAAACGACCCCGTGTCGTATAAGTAATACTTTACCTAAACTTTTTAATATTTGCAACAATTATTTTGTGAATATTTTGTGAAAGTTTTGTGACCTTTGTATTCTTTTCTTTAATGGCTTCACTCGCCCAAACTTCATAAATATCTTATAGGACTGAAATCGATTAAATATGCCCCTACGGTATCGACTGTTTCTTCTAGACGCTTCCTGATAGGTTTTATTGCGTCTAGGCATGAGTTCTATGAATCTCATTTCAATAGCCTTGCTTTCATATTTAAATGCACTTTCTCTCGGTATTCAGGTGGAATATTATCATCTACTATGCTCCAAGCAATCATGGTTGCTTGTGTCCAAGCTTCTAGCCAAATAGCCTTTGGGTCGGTTAAAAAGTCTTCTTCGGCTTTCGCTGCTTTTAAAAGTTTGACCCAATCATCAAACGCTTCTTCTTGCTTCTCTTTTACGAATCCAATTAGCATTTATCGCTTTCTTCATTAATTTTGACATAAGCCTCAGAATTGTCTATGGCTTTCTTTAAAACAGATAAAAATCCTTCAGCGACCAAAAATTCCACAGCTTCTTTATCCAAATCTAAATTACATAAAGCTGAACCATCTTTCATTTCTTTAATTTTGCTTACTATTATTTTCATTCTTAACCCCGTGAGCTTGTATTAACTGATATTTTAAATCTTGATTAGCCGTTCTTAAATCAGCAATTTCTTCTTCCTGTCTGTGAATTATCCCTGCTAATTTGCGTAATTGCGATTCCAAGAAGCTTCTTTCAGCCAAAAGTGTCTTAATCACATCTTCTGTCATATTTTGTCCTCCATAATGCCTAGGTGTCCATCGACAATAAATCCACAACCCCTTAAAAAGTCCTCAAAATGGGAAACAACTTCAGGTAATTCAGTTGCATTACATTCCATAGTTGTAATCGATTGGTTATCTTCAAACACAGTTCCATCAGGTTTTTTACAAAATATAAATATCATTTCTTTTCCTCTCGATGAAGTTGCATAGCATTGTCTGACAGCTCATCTACTTTACGAGCATATAAATCCAATAATTCAGCACAAGCCCATAAAGCACTACTTTCTGTATCTTCAGTAATTCTTTCAGCAAGAATTTCTATAATTGATTTTACTGAATCTAATCTATAGCTTATTCTTTCAGCATCATTTGATATATCCCAAGCACTCATGTTCATTCCTTTAATGGTTAAACTACTTATGGTTTAATTTATTGCATCTTACTTATATCTATAAACATATAACAAAAACAAACATAAAAATACAATCGTAAAAATAATAATTGGTGCAATCATTTCTCACTCGCTTTCATATAAAATTTTAATTTATGATACATTTCTGTATTTACCTTATCTAAATAATTAATTTGCTCAACA